CGAAGGCGTAGGCACGGAATCCCTCTGGGCCTGCGAAAAGCTGCTCTACACGCCCCCGGGCGGCGCAGCAGCGATCGACTACGGCATGGTCACCGGCCTCGCCGCAACGGCTGCGGAATAGGAGAACGCACACATGCCCGCTTCAAGCACTCCTCCGGCAACGGAGAACTACGAACAGCAAGTCGGCTGGCTTCGCCGTAATATCAGCGAGGCCGACGAAGGCGGTGGCGCTCTCACCATGGGAGTTCTGCCGGCGCGTTCGATCGTCGTTGGCGCTGGCGTCATTGTCGCCACTGGCTTCAACGGTACATCTCCGATTCTCCAGATCGGCACGTCCGGCGATGGCGACGGTTTCGCGACCAACCTCATACTCGCAACCATCGGGAATATCGTCTGGGACGAACTCGCCACGTCGAACGATCTCTACTCGACGTCTGAAGTGACCGTGAGCTGCACGGTCTCGGCAACCGGCAACGATTCGACCGCAGGCTATGGCGTCGTTTACGTCCAGTACATCCAGGACAACGGCCTCGGCCGCTCGTCCTAACGTCGTCTCTCCCGACTGACGCGGGCGGAGGCTTACGCTTCCGCCCGTGACTCTTCGACAAGGATCAACAATGTCGCTTCGCTTCGCGAATGATGAGCTGCGGTACTACGTTTATACGGGCCGCAGCCCCGTAAAGAAGGTCAAGACGCTGGTGTTCAAACCGGGCGTCGCTGGTCCTGTGTGGGACCGCAAGATTCATGCGCTGATGGTGCGCCTGCCGTATTTCCGGGCCGCGACCGAGGCAGAGATTGCTACTGTCGAGGCGGAGGCCCGCAAAGGTGCGTCTGCTGTTCCGGTGAAGCCCAAGGCGAAGCCGGTTCCCGAACCAGTAGCCGCCGAACCGAATGAGCGCGACGCTCTCCGCGCCCAGCTCGACAAGCTCCACATAGGATATGACAAGCGCTGGGCTGTGGAGAAGCTGAGGGATCAACTCGCTCTGGCAACTCGCCCCGTTGCGCCGGCAGAGCCTGTGGACCGTGAGTTCAACGAGGTCTTCAGCTAGTGGCCGACGCGAGCCAAGCGGAACTGCGCAACCGTATCCTAGAGAAGCTGTTCGTCCTGATCGCAGGCGAAACAGCGGATGCGGAAGACACGACGACCGTCAATAAGGTCATCGTGTCTATCAACGAGCAGTTGCGCGAAAAGGAAATCGCGTACTGGTCAGACGATGCGTGCCCGCAGGCCGTGCTTGAGGATCTGGCGGCCTACATGGCTTGCTTCCTCGCCAATGATTACATGGATGCGACTGAGGCTGCGGCGTTCCGGCAGGATTATCTGCGCATCTCGCTCAACAATCTGCGGGAACTGGTCGCGAACACTAAGCCCGTCGCAGAGCCGACGCGGGCGGTATTTTTCTAGATGCGCGCCGCGTTCGCCACCTCCGCAGCAGCCCCACTCACGCTGGGCCTGCCAAGGAAGAAATGCCACAACGTCTATGTCGAGCCGAACCCCAACGACCCGATCCGCAAGATAGCGCTGGTTGAGACGCCGGGGTCACTGGCTCGCGCGGACTTCACCAGTTCGATCCGTGGGATGTGGCAGGCAGACGGCCATGCATCCGGCAAGGTGCTTGTCGCTCAGGGGACGACGCTATCGACGTTCGACCCTGCCACGAACACGACTGGCTCGATTACGGGAACGATCGCCGGGACGGATGTGGGCGACTTTGCCTTCACCGAGACGCAGGGCTTCGGACTATTCGACGGCCAGCCCTACTTTTCAGACGGCACGACGATCCGCCGGGCAACTGATGCACTTTTCAACAGCCCGAACCTCGCCATTGGGACGACCCCGCAGAACGTGGCTTATGGCGCGTTCTACTTCTCGATCAGCGGCACGTTTGCTTATTTCGAGGCGGCTGATCCGGTTGGTGTTGCTCCGGGGAACGATGTAATTCCCATCGGGACATATGGCGCTGTCGCCTTCGATATCGACGCGGCTGGAACGGTTACGGTCGTTGAGGCGCCGGCCAACGCCACCGGCTATGAAACAGCGGCAAAGGCGGCTCAGGCGCTTCCGCTTGTCGCTCTGTCCAAGGTCCGCATCGGATATGTGACGGCCTCCAAGTCGGACGGGGCCTTCACGTTTGGAACCACGGCGCTGGATGCTGCCAACACGACGGTCAGCTACACCAGTGCGACGGGATATCGCGGTTATTTCGACCTTCTCGCTGACTCGGGATACAGCAGCTTCACCAGCGTTGCGACACTGGGCCAGCGCGGGCTGATTACCTACGGGCCACGGTTTGCCTTCACGGATGTTCTGGACCTGACGGCGATTTCCGCGCTGAACTATTACACGGCGGAATCGTCGCCGGACAATCTCATCGCTGGCCGCGTCGTTGGCGATCTCTACTATCTGTTCGGCACGCAGACCATTGAGGCATGGGCGCAGACCGGGAACGCCGACGACCCGTTCTCGATCCAGCCCGGCATGACGCAGCAGGTGGGCTGCTTCTGCCGTGACGGGATTGTAGGCGCCGACAACACGCTGTTCTTCATCGACAACGCCGGGAACCCCAGACGGCTGGGGCAGGGCGCGTCACAGGTCATCAACGCCGATGATCCGTGGATTGCGGACCTGTTTGTGGAGGCTGGAGCCGCCAACATCAGGGGTATGGTCTATCAGGACCGCGCCCATATCTTCGTGATCTGGCGGACGCCTCTTGGCTGTGTCGCTTATGACGTTCTCACCCAGCAATGGGCGACACGGGGAACCAACCTCACAGATACCTGGCGCTGGACCTTCATGGTCACCGCTGGAACCCGGGTGTTCACCGGGGATACTGACGGCGTCTATGACGAGCTGTCCCGCGCCTACACCTCGGAGCATATGGCGGACGCCTCCACCATGGGAACCGAGATCGTCCGTGAGTTCACGGCGTTCGTTCCAACCCAGTCAGGCCGGATGGCGATCACCACGGTAAAGCTGGAGTGCGCCAAGGGCATCGGGCTTACCGAAGGGCAGGGCTCAGACCCGCTCGTCGAGATGCGGCAAAGCACTGATGCCGGAAACACGTTCACGGCATGGTCGCCCAAGGGCATCGGCCGGCAGGGCGAGTATTCCAAGAGGACGATCTGGCGGCGACGGGGCCGGGCGGATGACCAAGGCGTCGTCTTCGAGTTCCGCAAATCGGACCCGGTGAAGACTGCCTATCTCGGCATCGTCATCAACGAGGATGCAGCGTGAACAACAAGCAGCGGGCAGCGGCGCGGCGCGTCCTCAACCAGTATCCCAATCTGAGGCCGCAGGAGATCGGCAACACGCTGACCATCATCGACGTGACGGACGAGACGAGCAGGACATCGCTGGATGTGTCGCCCAGCCTCGATGCCCGGCAACTGGAGCGTGATCTGATCGTGGCTTGCGGGGCGCTGTCTTGACGACCTCTCCGACAATCCCGAGCCCGGAGTCATGGGCAAGCGTCACGAAGGCGCCGGACGGTTCATTCCGCGTCCAGTTCTCGAACCCGTTCGTGCAATGGCTGACGGCGCTCTGGAAGAATGCAGGATCGCCTGAAAGCGAGTTGGCGAACAACATCAACTCCGGCGTTGCAGCAGCGGCTGCGGCAGCCAGTGCAGCACAGGCAACGGCCAATGCGGCGCAGGAGCAGGTAAACGCCGTCGGCGCGGAGACGTTGACCTTCGCGGCTTCGGCCAGCCCGATTTCTGCAACAGGCTCTGGGCGCAGCGGAGTGGTGCAGACCAACATTGTGACTGTTACGCCAGCAGGCGGAACCGGCCCCTACACGTACTCATGGACCTATGTCAGCGGGGATGCTGTCATGGTGCTCAGCCCCACGTCAGCGGCGACAAGGTTCTCTTCGGCCACCGGCGCCGAGGCTGTCTATAAATGCACGGTGACTGACTCACTCGCCGCAACTGCCGTCGTCAACGTCGGCATCTCGATTAGCAACCTCAGGTTTTTGTAATGGCTGCAAACTATGACGGCGCCAGCTCGTCTGGTACCAGCGTACCCACAGGCACGTCTGGCGGTTGGGGCGACTGGCTCCCGCTCCTGATCGATGCTGGATCGAGCCTTGCTGGCGGCTGGCTGTCAGGTCAGGGCGGAACTGCGTCTGCAAACGCAAATGCCGATGCGGCTCAGCAGGTCGTCGATCTGCAACGCGGCATCTACAGCGACCAACGCGCACTGGCTCGCCCGGGATACATGACGGGTGGCGCTGCGACCAATGCGCTGGCGAATATCTATGGCATCGGGCCGCAGAACTATGAGGCTGCGTTCTCCAATGGCGGCATGTCGTCTGGCGGGACCAACGCGCAAGGGCTTGCCACCAACTGGGGCGCTGGCCAGCCGGTTGCCGGGCATACAGGCGGCGGCGGGCCGAATGCTTTGGCAGCGGCAGCAGGGCGCGCTGCGGGCTCGTTCTTCGGTCCCGTGGGAACCGCTGTCGGCGGCGCGCTGGGCGGCCTGATCCGCGGCGATGGCGACAACTGGCAGACGAAGCAGACGATCGCCCCCGAGGGCTATGACTACGACAAGTTCTGGAACGACAATCCCGACCTCCAGGTGAGCAAGAACGGCTGGCCCAAGGCCGATGTTCAGGCGCTCT